ATAAATTTATTCTTTTGGCTCAAGTTGCTTGGTTTCGAGATTCACTCGCCAAGCACTGATGTCCATAATGTTGTCTGCGAATAGTGTTGGTAGACCTTCTTCAATTTCTGATTGGACATGAAGATTGTCCATGTATCCAGTTTCAGTAAGGTCACCTGTCTTTGGGTTGTAGCGTATGAAATTCATTTTGCTAATTCTGTAACGTAAAGACTAACAGTTGCGCCTGTTGTTATTGACTGCGCGGCAAATGAAAATGTGACAGGACTTGACGAACTATTATACCAGCTATTGATAGCTGTTGTTGCATAAATCATTGTCGTGTATCTTCGTTCAAATGTGGCACACAATACACCGTTAATCGTGGTGGCACCTGTTTGAACGTCATTACTAGTTCCGTTGTATGCACCTAATATATCGGTATCGTCGTTTCCGGCAGGTGTAGTTATACGCAGCGTAGCCTTTGAAGATACCGCAGTGCTTGGAGCGTAATCAGATAGGTTTTTTACTTGCCATGATCCGTTCACTAAAACATATGTGCCGTTATTAATATTATTTCCGACAGGTGCCCATGTGATACTAGTGTATGAACTACTTGATTTTACGTTAGCTAGAACCTGAACTCTAGCACCAGGCCTAACAGTAACAGAGGCAGAGCAGCTACCCGATGCAGAAGCATATCCACTTGTGCTAACGGCATTATTGACAATGTTAGCATTGGCAACACCATTAACACCGTCAGATGCAATCTTTCCGCCAGTAATAGTTCCGTTAACGACAAGACTACCATTAATCGTACAGTTAGCATCAATTACAAGATTACTAATGTCCGAGTATGTCCCATCCGTATTATACTTTCTGGCACCAGTAAGCTTCATTGAGCCTGCAGGCTGTCCAGCGATAGTGCCGTTGATGGCCCATACATAGCTAAGGTTAGCGTTTACAGTGCTAGCGGTGTTACTTGCCGTGGTAGCTTTAGTGTCAGCCTTATTTGCTTTATCTTGCGCGTCGTAGGCAGTGCTATAGGCAGCACTAGCCGTCTGTGTAACACTCGCAATCTGTCCGACATACTGAGTGTATGCGCCAGAGCTATTGTCATTCCACTGGCCATTATACCAGACGTATGGCTTGAAGTTCTCGTCAGGCTTGAACCACACATCACCATTCTGGCGACCACTAGAACCCGGATCAGACGTATAGACACGCCCAGTTCCAGCAGATGCCGTAAGTGCATAGGCAGCTACAGCAGCGTCAGCAGAGCTTCGAGCGGATTGTTCTGTGGTTAGCGCAGACTGAGAAGCTCTAGTTGTGTCCGTATTCAGAACAAAACCAGTTCCATTCCAGTAATAGGGCGTATTGCCGTTACCCGTGTCATACCACAGGTCACCGACCTTTCGATCTGCCGTAGCTGTCGAAGGCATTGTGGACTGGCGGAAGATACGTTGGGCTGACGAGTAGCTTGTCAGTGTCGTAACGTCTTTGACCAGACCAGACGTAGAGTCACCAACAGTTGTCGTGAGAGCACTAACATCCTTTACCAAACCAGCACTACTGTTACCCACAGTCGTCTGAAGGGCAGTGATGCTTGAAGCTTGGCTTGTCGTAGCCGTGTTTAGTGTGCTGATAGCCTGCGTGTAGACAGCATAGTTTCCCACAAGATTGGTGAAAGAACCATCGCTATTGTCACGCCAATCATAGGTGCCAGTAGTAGCCGAGGGTGTGCTTCTCGCCCACACATAGGGCTTGTAGTTATTCGCACTGCTACTGTCGAACCACACATCACCAGCCAAACGACCAGAGGAACTTGGAGCACTCGTAGCAATGTATATACGAGCGGAGCCACTCGACATTGTGAATAGCTGCTTTGCAAGCGCATCGTCACGAGTGGATCGGGCGGTCTGCTCGGTGCTGATAGCCGCTGTATTGGAGTTGACCGTAGCAGTCAGGCTGTCAATGCGAACACCCAAGGCAGCATCAGCCGTAATACGGGCAGACGCCTCTTCGTCAATGATAACAGCAGCGTCGGAGCCATTGGTTAGCACGAGGTTGTCGATGCGTGTGCCGAGGGCTGTGTCAGCAGTGGCTCGTGTAGAGGCTTCTGAGGTTATGGATGAACTCAGAGAGCCAACAGTCGAGTTGAGCGTAGTAATGGTTGACGCTAGTGCTGAGTCAGCAGTCGTTCTAGCTGTTGTTTCTGTGTTTACCAGAGCCGTAGCTGACGCAAGTGTCTGCGCCGCTACAGTCTGAGTATAGGTTGCCTGTGCTTCATCTCCAGATACACGAGCGTTAGCCTCCTGCAACACAAGAGCTTTAGCGGACTCATTGTTGTCACCTATGCGAACAACATGCTTCTTGGAGACATTCTCCAGTTTGGTAAGCTGTTCTTCGAGGTAATTGAAGTGAGACCGCTCGTCTGCTGGAGGTGGAGACTTTATGTATGTATCGAGAGGAGCTTCAGTCATTAGTTACCTGTGGCCAAAAATCTGATAATCAATATCCCACCCAGAGAGACTGAAGTCCTGAATGCCATCATAGGTCATCTTCAGGCTCAGGTATTTACCGGGAGCGTTGAAATCGAGCTTGTTGTAAGTGATGCCGTCAAAAGTCATCTCGTGGTCGTATACTGCGGCGACATTGGGTGCATCAGAGGAACCCCATGTGAAGGTCATGACAGGAGCACCTACTGCAAAGGTTGCTTCAGGCCACATCTGGTTTACCACCTTGTAGCCACGTAGCTCCTTCGACACATCATCCATGTCCATGAGTTTATTCTCAAGGAACACTGGAGCCGTCGCAAAACTATCAAAGAGACCCACACCCTGAACGATGTTGGCTGCTTCATACACGTGAACTTTGGACGTAGAGGTGCCGAGAGCACTCGTGCCACCAGTCGATACCGTCATCAGATAAAGCTGAGTGCCGTCGAAGTAACTGTTGTAAGCACCAGACACTGAGTTATAGGTGACAGCCGATAGGTCTCCAAAGTTAGACCCAGAGTATGTGATGCCACGAGCCGCACCATTGACGTAGGGCAGATCATAGAAATACCACGTGTCATACACGTAGTTGTAGATAGCCGCCCTATTGCAACCGGGGTAGCCTGTGTTGTTACCTACGGGGAACCGACAGTATGGGTCACGAGACACATAGCAGAACATCACTTCGCCCTGCTTAGCGTTGTTCACCACAAAGAACTTGGATGCTTCAGTTGTGACGATATTGTTGAAGATAAAGTCACGCACTCGGCCCATAGCGATGGACTTATTGGTGTAGCCATCGTGGGACCAAATGTCTTCGTTACCAAACACATAGTGGATAGAATTATGCTCCGCCACACAGTTCTGGTTGATGACGCCTCTGTTGTTGAACAGACGCCGATAGTTGAACACCAAGCTATCGCCCCGATACTCCATGCTCCACGTTTCATTGCGGGCGTAGAGTATCATTCGGTCACGAAGGGGCCATCCGTCTAGCAGCGGGTCTTGAAGGTCACCGAGGACGTTCTCTGTGGCGCTATTGTTGGTCGCAGCAGTCCATGACCCCGGAACACTATCGAAGGTCGTGAAGTCCGATGTCTTTACCATAGTCGGGTAGCGGACACCGTTCTTGGTGATGTTGAGCGCGACTAGAGTTCCCTGAAAGGAACGAAGGGCTTCACAACGCCACTCTGAGTTCCAGTTGGGGAGTGTGGCGAACGATGCGCCACCAGTCGTCTTATACCAAGGGACACGGTCACTACGGTTCACGTAGACCACATCATTCAGGATGGTGGCTGTATACACCAAGCCACTATCACCCGGTGAGTATCCAGCAGGACTTATGTTGACTTCAGTCGGCGCTGTGCCGGGAGTAGATGCCGCCCAGTTGGTGATGGTTCCATCTCGGTTGAACACTAAGAATTGGGAACTATCGTTCAAAAGTTTATAGGCTATACATTGGGATGGCGTGGTGTTGCTCAGAGCACCCACAGCATTGAAGATAGGTCCACGCTGAATACGATTGTTGGTGAACCGGACGTTGGACCCAAAAGTGAACGCAGTGATGGGTAGATCAACCGGAGACCAGTCCGTATTGACCCCGAGTTTGCCGATGTCACGGACTGGAACGATGGTCATCTATAGTCCTCAGAGTTTCATAATGTAGGCCAAGGCGTAATACGGAGGCAGCGTAGGAACCGCAGAACTCGCAGCCGTATTGTTGTGGATGTGGGACGCAGAGCTACCAACAGAACTATTAGTCACCGTAATCCCGGTTGACCGATTGTTGATGCTGATGTTGGTGTAAGCCATATCAGTAGCCTGACCAGAAGATGCACTCCGGTAGACATTGGTCATCACGGTTCCATACAACACGTTATCCTGAGTAGGCTTAAGGTAAGTATGTTGGTGGCCGGGGTCGCTAATGGTGTGGTTGTGGCCGGGGTCATTCACAGTCGCTGTGTGACTATGAGTCGGTATCTGGGCTTCGGTAAGCGTTACGGCCTGATTGGTGAGCGTAATGGTCGGAGTGTTACTAGAAGCGCCACCAGTAGAACCAACGGAATACGAGGTGCCTGCACAGACCACAAACTTATTCGTCAGGTCAGGAGTCGTAATGTTACCTGATCCGTCACTACGTGCCGCCGTCTGACCGTTACACAAAGCCCATCCGGTAGGAATAGCAGACGTAGAGCCGGACCAAAGCAGGATGGAACCTGTAGGAACCAAAGCACCATTCAGTTGGGCCTGAGTAGCCGTAACAGCACCAGTGAGGTTCGGAAAGGTGGACTTAAGGACAGACTTCAGTAACCGAATGTGGTCGTCAGCTTGACCCACAGGATCAGAGCCGGGAGGGTTACTTGAATTTAGATCAGAGATGAATGAAGCGGATTCTATGGCCAACTGTGGGCGCTCCTTGGGTATACTAAGGGTTGCCCGTGGCGGGCTGAATATAGCAGAAGCGGAGCTACGCTCCTGAACACAATGAAATGGATTACTTATAGTAACTAAGGGTTACTCTTAGTAATAAACACAATAATTATTATGATAGTTACTAAGGGTACTTATAGTTGCTATTAGTTATTATCTTATATGTATTACTATTATAATTATTCTTATGGTTGCTATTAGTTACTATTAGTACTTATAGCTGGTCAGGAATGGTGGCAGTAGTTACTAGGGGTATCCAGACCCCATGCCTCTGGCTCCTGTCGGCCAGCAAAACTACGCATTGTTCGCGTGTTCTCTTCTATACGAATAGATAGAAGCAAAAAGTGACGCCAAGTCATTGTTCTTAAAGGGCCTCAGCGAAACTACGTGTTTTTCAGGAAACTGGGGGTTCTGGGGGTGACTTTGAGCACCGGAACGGTGTTCCTGTGGTTCCATCCGGCTCGGGTTTTGGTTCCATAAGTTGGCGAAAAGTTGCTCTGAGACGAACAACAACCTAGCCGCTTCAGGCAATTTTTTGAAAAGCAATTTTCAAGCGATTAGCAGGGGGAGACAAGCGGTAGGGACCCGTTGCAACCTGTGGTCGTCGCATGTCTCTGTGTTGTCTCATGGTTCGCTGTGGGTTGCGGACTAGGTATCCGCTTGTGCTGTGTTGTGGTGCTGTGTGTTGCTAGTGGTTACGCATGGCAAACCGTGTGTGAACCGTTAGACATTCGGCGGACATTTGCCGGACATTCGGTAGACATTGGCAATGGTTGACATGTGGTATCTATATACCTGATAAAATACGGCTTTGTATCGGATTGCGTAAGCTTTTGAAAACAAACGGACTTCTCGACACTACGCATTGTGTCATAAACTATTGATAATAAAGGCGAATCTTTGCGCGATTTGCCCTAAGAGCAACCTGGCGCCCCCATACATAACCTATTGATTTTACACACACTAAAAATAGTAGTTGTATCATGGGCAACTAATGGTAATCTCCAACTATTGAAGCACACAGCAACACAGGGGATACATCATGAACCGCTCTTCTCTTAACCGCGCAATCGGTCTCGCCATGTCTGCCCTTCAGCAGGCGCGGGCCTATCAACATGGCGCGACTAATCAGACCATAATGCTGCTTAAGCGCGCTTTGCGTTGGCTTAACAAGGCGCGCGTTTTACTGAAGCAGGGCGACGCATCACGTGCGCGAGCCTTTTCCGTCTGCGCTTATAATGAAATTAAATGCGCCATTGCTGCGCGCTAATAGATACACATGGCAAACCTAACACATTAGGAGATAATACAATGTTCCCTTCCGACCTTTACCCAAAGTTCAACCAGTCAAGCCAAGAGCGCATCATGTCACAGTCACCAACCCTTTGCGGTGTTGTTGCTGGCGTTCGGTTCTATGAGCATCCCAAACATGGTGACGAGGTTGGCTTGATGGCCCTTGCCGATGGTCAACTCTATCAAACAGACTTTTACGATGTTCCATCGCTTGATGAGCTTATGGATTAACAGACGCTAACGGAACCCATACACACAGGGGATAATCACATGACCTACACAGAATTCGCTTATGGCGCTTTCTTCGCCCTATCCATCGTGTCCGCCGGTTTGACTATCGGTTTCAGCGCGATGGCGTTTTTCTTAGGCTAATAGATACACATGGCAAACCATTAGCATATAGGAGATAACGCCATGAATTTTGCATTCGCCCGCAAATCACGCAACGCTAAGACTGGCGACATACCAGTAACCACAAGCGACGCTAAGACATGCCCCGACGCATGTCCGCTCAAGTCATCCGGCGCTTGCTACGCAAAACATGGCCCGCTTGGCATGTATTGGAAAAAGATAAACGCAGGACAATATGCGAGCACATGGTCACACTTGCTTGAACAAGTGAAAGCCTTACCCGATGGCCAATTGTGGAGACACAATCAAGCTGGTGATTTGCCGGGAGATAATGACGCCATAGACCCTGTGGCCATTCGTGAGCTTATAGAAGCCAATCGCGGCAAGCGTGGCTTTACGTATACTCACAAGCCTGTAGACGATTGCCACAAGGAAAACCGCTATTTGGTGCGTATGGCTAACAAGCTTGGATTTACCGTAAATTTAAGCGCCGACAATCTAACCGAAGCTGATGACCTTAAAGCCCTTAACTCGGGACCAGTCGTCACTGTGTTACCACGCGAAGCGCCACAGGTTAGCTTTACGCCCAATGGTCACAAGGTCGTCGTTTGCCCCGCTCAAAGCCGCGACGACGTATCATGTAAGACTTGCGGCCTATGCGCCATTTCAACACGTGACGTTATTGTGGGTTTTCTTGCCCATGGCGTTAGCGCGAAGAAAGCCGAAGCTATTGCTTTAGCCTAATAGATACACATGGCAAACCATCAGAGAGGACATAGCATGTCTTACACAATTCAATTCCGCACTCGCACTCGCCATAGTTACAAATGGCGGACCATTGGCCCTTTCACATACGCCACGCGCGAACATGCGGTAAACGCAGCGCGCCTAATGTTTCCCCATGGCTATTCGCATGACTGTGTCCGCTTTCGTCCTACTCAAAAGGGAATCTAATCATGACTAGCTATAAACCCGAAGTGCAAACCGATGGCACTGGCAAATGGTATGACAATGCGTTGCGCTTCGCCTCGCGCGAAGAAGCGAAAGTATGGGCGGATGATTTGTCCATGCGATGGTTCGCCGTTCGCGCTACTCGCGCCTCTGAAAGCGACGACGCTGTCACGCATGTCCTAGATATAAATACTCGCGAATTGAAGGCTGCATGACCATGAAACGTGAGAGACTAGCAGCAACCTATGCTGAGTTTATTGTGGACCTTCTACCCTATGAGGAACTGTGCGCTCGCGCTGAGGAAGCAATCAAGCGCGACGTTCTGGAAGGCTTAGAGAACGGCAGCATTACCGAAGACCAGCTATTCGATGAAATGGAGCAAGACTAATGACACATCACCACCACACGACGCCCTCGCGTGTAAC